TTCAGGAAAAATGAACGAAGAATTAGAATACATATTAACAGATAGTTTGATTATAACTAAAAAATTTAGATCTCCCAATGAATTTTCCTTATATATTGAGGAACGAGTTATGCGAGAAAGTATTGGATATATGGATGCAATTATACAATATTGTGGAGAGGTGGATATAGACGTGGAATCCATATCTAAATTAATTAATCAATCCTTAAAAGATAAAGTACAAATAGAAGCAGAAGACGGTAACTATTTTAAAAAGAGAGGGAAATTACCCCTGTGATTATGACCGAATACTCAGTGTATAAAATGTACCTAGCATTGAAACTACATTTTACTACCGAAAATTATGATGTTATAGCTCAACGAGGAAAAGTTAGAGCAAGCAAACAGGCATTTGCCAAACGCAAAGATTTATTCTCAATTAAAAAAGTAGCTAAAACATACTCGGATGAAGAGGTGGCAAATTTCTTAGTGGCCAATTTTACATCGGGAGATCGTTGGGGCGGATTATTTGATTCCGAAGCAAGCGAAAGATATGCGGAATGGAAAAAACGAATAGAGAGTTTAACCTATATTTTTACAAATGATTTAGATCGTTTGATAGAAGACTTGGAAAATGATACCAAAATTTTTGAAGATGCTTTTGAAATCACAAAAGCACAACACCCATATATAATTAAAGCATTTCTTAGAAAAACGATAACACTGGAAACTTTAGTTATTCTAGAAAAGATAAATCCTTTTTTAGAAAAATTTGATCAAGAACTTAATAATGACATTATGTGGCCAGATATATCAAGACTGATGAGAAAATATAAACCGTTTTTACAGTTTGATAAGGAAAAGTATAATGCAATACTTAGACGAAGAGTTGGACATGACAAACCAGAAGATACAAAATCTTGAAAAAGAGATTACGTATACTAGAGAATTATTAGGGCAAACGATAGAATCATTAAAGGAAACTCAAAGGTACCTTATGAAGCTAGCATATAATCAAGCAGATGTTACGAAAAAGGTCTCTCATTGGCCTTTTATTGTGGTATCCGAAAAAGACGAATAATATAGGAGTTTATTAAAATTTAAAATGAGTAATAAAAAAAGAAACGATGACTTTGATAGAGAAAAAAAGTTTCGGGCAATTAAGAAGAAAAATGCTGTTGACAAGCATCGAAATCTTATATATAATATAGCATCATCTAAAAAAACAGATGATGACAATGGAGAGTTAGATTATGATTACGCGACAGTACTCAAAATCAAACGACGTTAATACAAAACATACTTTTTATACACCGCTAATACGAAAGGCACATTATGGCATTCACATCACTATCAGATCTTAGAAAATCCCGCGGCGGATTTGACTCTTTAATGAAAGAAGTCGAAAAGATCGCAAATCCCCAAGCAGAATCTCGAGGCGCTGATGATCGCTTCTGGTCTCCAGAAGTAGATAAAGCAGGCAACGGTTATGCTGTTATTCGATTTTTACCTGCACCTAAAGGCGAAGACTTGCCTTGGGTTAGAGTTTGGAATCATGGATTCCAAGGTCCAGGCGGTAAATGGTATATCGAAAATTCTTTAACTTCTTTAGGTAAGGCAGATCCAGTTTCTGAACACAACACAGAACTATGGAACTCTGGCTCTGAGGCAAATAAAGAGATTGCTCGTAAACAAAAGCGCAAGCTAAGTTATACAACTAATATTTTAATTGTTAAAGACCCAGCACACCCAGAGAATGAAGGTAAAGTATTCCTTTATAAATTTGGTAAGAAGATCTTTGATAAAATTAAAGACATGGCTGAACCACAATTTCAGGATGAAAAACCAATCAATGTGTTTGACTTTTGGGAAGGTGCAAACTTCAAGCTAAAGATTCGTCAAGTTGAAGGTTATCGCAATTATGACAAATCTGAATTTGAGGCTGCTAGCTCTATCTCAGAAAAAGATGAAGATATTGAAGCTATCTGGAGCAAACAACATTCATTGACACAGTTCTTGGATGAGAAACATTTTAAATCTTATGACGAATTGAAGAAAAAATTCGAAATGGTCATGGGATTAAGTGGTAATTCTGTACCAGGTAAGCGCGCGGAAGAAATTGATCTAGATAATCAATTACCAACATTAAAGGCAGTTAACTCTACTTCTATGCCGAAGGCAGAAAAGGCGCCTGTTAAAGCGCCAGCCAAGGAAGTAGATTTTGATGATGACGATGAGTCCTTATCCTACTTTGCTAAATTAGCTGAAGATTAAAAATCTCTAGCTCAATTAGACCCCGCCCAGTGCGGGGTTTTTCACGTGTTACTTGATAGGCGTACCGAACATATACTTTTGTATAGTATCAGTAGCCCAATTTTCTGTGGATGAAACCATAGAAGAAAAGTTAATAGAAGGACTTGTAGCTACTTCTGAAACATTGTTAATTATATTGGTCATACTTCCTTTCATGGAATCCGTAATCGGAGACATTAAATCTTTAGTTTCCTGAGTTATTTCTTTTAATACCTCAACTGTGGATTGTCCTAAATTTGGCATTAAGTTTAATTTATTACCATTACCAAAATCTATTTCCAATTGACTATCTACCCATTGGCCAATTTTATCTGCACCTTTACTAATAGCATTTTCCATATCAGTTTCAAGACCTAGAATACCATCTAACATTTTATTTAATGATTGTCGTATTTCAGTTGCCTTGTCTGCCTGTTCCGCCATTTCTTTATTTGGATATATTTTACCTTCACTATCTTTATACATAAGGTTACCAGCTTCATCCAACATACCTGTACTTGGCATGCCGCTTGTACGAGGAATAATTTTTCCACGGGCATCTCGTAATCTGCCACTAGAAGATCTACCCTCACCCGGATCTTTGCCCGCTTTTTCTATTCTTAGCTTTCTATCTGCTTCTTTTTGTTGTGCCAATGCTTCTGCTTGAGCTTTTTCTTCTTGCTCTTTTTTGGCTTGATCCATAGCCATTTGTGTACCAATACTTGGTTCAAAAATTCTACTTAGTCTATCATATACTTCATATGCAAGACCAGCACCACCTAATAGCTTTAAACCAAAACCGGCCCCAGGAGGTAATCTCATACCACCAGTAGTTGTTCCTTTAGGACCTTCTCTTAGTATTTTTGCATCCTCCGCTTTGGGAGTTGGCGCAGGAAGCCTTGGGGCATTGGGATTTGGTCCAGGAAGTCTAGGTGGAGGTGCTCCTGGTTTTGGGGCAGAGTTGCCAGGTGCGCCGCCTACCGGAGGTACCATATCAGGCAACGCTGTTTTTATTCCCCAAGCAGCAGCAATGGATGCTAATACACTCAACATTCTAGTTAATAATAGCGTCGCGGAAGCCAATCCTGCAGCAAAAACATTGCCTAACGCTTTGGCAATACCGCCAATTGCTGTGCCTAATCCGACTAACCCGCCGCTTATTATATTACCTAAACCGGTAATTGCATTTCCTAATAAAGTTATGCCCCCAGTAAATACTGTAGTTAATACTGCCCCTATGCCGGATAATACTGTTCCAAATATGCCGCCGCCACCTCCACCTCCACCATCACCCATTTTTTGGGCAATGGCAGTTGCCAGTAATTCGCGTTCCTTTGCTCTCGCAGAATCCTCATATTTTTTTCTAATGAATGAGATATCATTAGTCATTATTTCTGTAAAACGAAGTAATGATGACGTATCATCCATAAGTTTTTGTTGGTATTTGGATGGTCCAAATACTTTGCCAAAAATATCTTTAAAGAATCCTTTACTTGGAGTATCCCGATCTCTATTTACATTAGACTCTGACCTACTCTTACTTTTATTATCTTGTGCATTTTTACCAAAATATTTTTTAAACGCATCCAGCATATCAGAACTTGAAACTACTGCATTTTTAAATTCGCCTATGTCTTTTCGCATTTTGACGAATTCTTTATTTTGTTTTATAATATTATCAGATACAGTGTGAAGAACTTTTGTTTGAGTTCTTAAACTATCAGTCTGAGTATTTACTGCTTCAAGTAATAGTCTATCGCTATTAGTAATTCCCTGAGGATTTTGAGGTAACGCCATTTTACTTACCGTTCTTTAGTTGTTTTTGTTTTATCTTTTCATTTTCCTCATTCACATGATTGATTAACATAGTAACGTAAATATCTCTTTCCCATGGTATCATATTTTCTATTTCGCTTAAAGAATAATTATGGTTTTGCATAAGTGAAAAATTTAATTGAAAATAGCTAAGGAGACCCTCATGGGAAAGAGTTAGACGAAAAAATTTTGTAGGCCTTCTAAATTTAATTCATTGTGCGCGCCACAAGAAGGACAATCTTGATCTATATGTTGTACCACTTTGGGCATGGTTAAAAAGAAATTTTCTAACAAAGAAAATTGAGTCTTTGAGAATCCATTTACAAATTCTGTCAATTCATCCTTAGTGTAATCTTCATATACTTGTTCTTCAGTATAAACTGCTTTAATACAACTACATAATAGTTCTACAATATTTTCAGATTTAAAGTTTTGATAAATGTTAAGCATTTCTTCAAATTTTGGATATCGCATTTCCAATATAATGTTTTCTGTAATATTAATTTTGGATGAATGTTTTTCATCTTTTTTAACTTCTGCCTTTGTTAGATCTAGCTCAAAATTAATATCACTTTCGCAAGAATTACACGTTAATTTTAAGTTTGCAATTTCACCAATAGACTTTGCTCGTATATTTAAGAACAAATATTCTATATCAAAATTTGGCAAATCCTTCATGGGCAATTTATTAAATGTGCAGACGTCAACTAGTTCATTTACAATTCTTTGTACTTCGGTATTATCTGCGTCTAACGCGGTTAATAATATTTTATATTCCTTTACTAGGAATGGTCTATATTTTACTTTGTCCCCGGTTGAAGGTAAATTCAATTCATATGTTGGGGTTTCTAATTTTGGCAATGCCATAGTATATTCCTTTTCAGTTATTTAAAGTTTCTAATTGAAGCCCCGCGTGGAACACTTTTATAGTAATCATTCCATTCTCTTTCGTCCAATGGGGTGTTTGCGTAGTTCTTTTGCATATCGATTTTATTTTCATTGGATTTAATCGCCATCGGTATCCATCTTCTATATGCAAATGATACATTTAATTTATGTACTTGATTCTGTGCAGTATTATTTAATTCTAGCATTGATAAACTTCGAGGAAAAGCGTTTTCTAATTTTATAGAATATGTTACATTATCTTTTTCATCTAATTGATCTATATAAATGGTTGATGCATATGTATTTTCATAATATGCATAATATTCCGTAGGATGTATAATTCTATCCATCCAGCCATCAAAAAATGTTTTAATATTCATTTCTCTATCTAACAAAAATGTCATATTGATTCCATCACCTCCATAATCTACTCCAAATGGTCTTTGATATGCAGGGCCATAAATTCTTTGTTGTTTTACACTTATTGTTGTTTGCGGTAAACTTACAGATTCGCAGAACAAACTAACTATCCTGGTTTGCGCGCCTTTTACTGACAACATATGTATAGCAATTTCAAATCTATTTGGTTTGGCTAATCCTCTACTATTTACTTCGGATTTAAACTCTTGTAATGAAAAATTTGACATTAGTAATATCCATGGTTCTTTTTGGTTTCTCGCCAGACATAATCTTTTTTCGCCTTTTTAAAATTTTCCACAGGTAACATAGATGCAGTAATCCAATCGCTATAATTTATTTTCAAAAATCTGGATCTTAAGTGATCGTTTAAATAATGCTTAACGCATGCAGTTGCTGCCAAATATTTTGATGAGCTGTTTAATATTTGCCAGGAAATCTGTATTTTGGTTTTCTCATCTACACGTTTATCTAAGGTTAATTTACTTAATTCGCCTAGTAATTTAAATCTTGCTAAGTATGGTAAATAGTGTAGATTTATTCCTAGGAATCCTTCGGGTACACTTTTAAAGGGCAACACTAAAGGAACAGTATCATAATATGGCAAGATTTCTTTATGTTTAGGATCGTACATAAAAAGATACATATTACCCGGGACTATTCTAGAAGATAATTTTTCATTTCTGAGTAATTGTGTTCCGGACAATCCAGAACCTAAGTTTCTAACTTGATCTCTATACCATTGATAGGACTTCCTATCATCGCCAGCTTTCATATTGACAGTTTGAAATATATTATTAGCCATTTATTAATCCTAAATCTTTTTCGGTAAGTACCATAAATTTCATATTTCTATCCTGACAAAATTCAAATGCTGCTTTCCATTTAGCTTCATTTACCCCATATTGAAATACTTCATCTATAAATTTTTTGGTTTTGCGAGCAGGAATAGCTGGAGGTTTTGTAAATCTTTCAGGTTTTATTTCTATTAAGTATTTTTGTATTCCGCCATTCTTATCTTTAATTTTAATATAAAAATCTACAAAATATCTATGAACTTTCCGATCTAAAGGAGATACATAGGGGACAATTACTGTTTCAGAACCCCATTCTTGCACAGCGTCGTTTTCATCGCACCATTTCATAAATCGCAATTCCCACAGGGATCGATATACAATATTACCTATATCTCCCTTATATTTCTTAGGATTCTTGCTCCTAAACTTGCCCTTATATGTTTTGGTGTATATCATTTACTATAAATAATTATGTTACAACAATATTTATAAAGAATACTAATGACCACTCAACTTTTCCCAGCATCAGATTCCGTAGATGCCCAGCGTGTAGCACAAGGAGAAGCAGCCTTTACCTATACTCAAACAGGCTATAAAATAGGAACATTTGAATATCCGGAGGATTTGAGAAAAAGACCAGATTTACAACATTATGTGGCATTTTATATTAATGTACGAGATAAGCGAACTGGAGGGGCAACACAAAATCCGGATGCATATTTTGAGAAAAGTTCCGAAGAAGCGAAAAGAATAGATGCCTTAAATGAAAGTAATAGAATTACTGAAAATGACGCAAGAAGAGCGAGCAAGGTATTAAAGGATAATGCCGCAACTATAGCTGCCGCAGGAACGGTAATTGCAGGAATTGGTATGGGAACCAGATTAACTGAGATTCCTGCTCTTGCAGGAAAAGCACTCGGTGCTGGTCTGGCGGCTCGTATTGCAGTAAAAATGTTGGACAAATTAAATTTGCCAGATTTTGCTCCAGGTACAACATCGAGATTGAAAGAAGTGATTACATTACATGTAGAAGATAGACCATCCGTAAAATATGGAGTCAATTATAATGATAGAGAACTAGGTGCATTAACTGGTCTTTTAGTTCAAGGTTCTGCTGCTGCATCCGTATCGGGCGGTTTGAAAGCAATTGCACCAGAATTACAAGCAAGATTTATAAGCGAATTGATTAAACTACCTTCATTGAAAGCAGGCGGTGGAACTTTAAATGATCTGAGAGAAATAGGTACACGAGAAAAAACAAATCCGTTTAGAGAAGTTTTATTTGAGTCAGTTGATTATAGATCCTTTAATTTTAGATATAGATTTTTTCCTAAAAGTAAAAGTGAAACTCAAAAAATACAAAATATAATTCAAATGTTTAAAGTGCATATGCACCCAGAAACAACTGGCCAAAGATTATTTTATATTTACCCTTCGGAATTTGATATACAATATTTTTATAAAGATAAAGAAAATCCATATGTGCATAAATTTGCAAGATGTGCTTTAACAGGCATGACCGTGGATTATGGAGGAGAGCAATTTGCAACCTTCGATGACGGTGCTCCGACAGAAATAAATTTAACACTATCATTCAGAGA